ATTGGACATTGACCACTATTACCACAATGACAGTTATGATCACAATTTATGCAAGAAACCAAGTTGCAACCTCTGCATTTTGTTGGTTTTGTATATTAACTAAAGTATTAACTATATCTTCAGATACTAACTGAAAGTTTTCCTGATTAGTATCTTGGTATATATAATCTATGTTTTTTTGTTCAGCCATTACGCTAGTCCGTTACCTTGTCCACCAAAGTTACCACCTCCTGGTCCACCTGATGTTCCAACACCTCCAGATCCAGATTGTCCTGAGTTTCCTCCGCCCATATCTGCTCCACCACCAAAACCTGAAAATCCTGGTCCTCTATCATCTTCTGATCCTGGTCTACCAACTTCTCCATCATTTTGATTGTTACCACCTGGTCTACCTTCACCGCCACCGCCTCTCCCTACTATACGATTAGCAGCTTCCTGAAATTTTTTAGCTTCTTGTTGTTTAAGAGCATCTTGTATTTTAGATAGATCTGTTTGTGGTCTATAATAAATATATGGACTTACAATTTCATTAGAGCTTGTAGGCATTCTACCTAATGTATCCATATAAGATTGAGTTGTACCGTATTGTTGCCCAACTCCTGCTGGTAAATTATACACAGGCTGTCCTGTTGCACCTGACATAAGAGTATTACCTTCAAAATAGTTAGCTACTGGACCCATATTACCTGATGGTGGCGAAAAGGTCATTCCACCTATTCTACCTAATAATGAATTATAATGATTCATTTGTGGATTAATTGGTGTATAACCTGTGTTATATGCACCCAATAAACCCATACCTTGTCCTGGTTGTAACAACATTATCTATAACCTTCCTGTATTGCTTCTACATCTAATCCTTGTGCATCTGACCAAGTAGTTGCACTAGGGATGTTTAGTTGAATTTTAAAATATCTAGCAGACCTATGAAAAGGTATCATGCCAGTTGGATGCATTGTAAATGGTCCATCAGTAGTAGAGGTACTAGCAACCTTTTCTCTGTGTAGTAAAAATCCTCTAGCAGCATCTGTGTCTACTATTGGTCTGCATCCTGTAACCAATGCTCTCATATTTGGAGCTATTTCAGACTCTCCTGTTTGCAGTGTAGCTTCTAAATTATCTCCACTAAAATCACCTAAGAAGTGTGATGTATCAAATACTTTTAGAGATGGAAGTCCACCACTATATCCAGCAGAATCAAATGATACTGTTAAGTTATCAATATTTGTACCTGCAAGAGAGTCTAATTGTTCTAATGTTGCACCTTGTGATAGTGCATTAAATAATACTTCATGATTAAGTTCTACCAATGACCATCTATTACTTTCATAATGATATATAATCATTTTATCATTAAACTCAGTATTTACTGGAACATTAACAGATGGGTAAGACCATATAATTAGTTTATTGTCAGGATCATGCGTAGCTCTCATTCTTTCTCGTAAATCAAGTTTTACATCACTGGCAAAAAACCTATCTACTTTACCATTACCAATAGCTTTTGATGAGTTACCATCAGTAACATAAAATCCATCAGCAGAATAAAAATATACAACATTACCAACTTTAATAACTGACTTACCTTGTACAGCTCCTCTATTATCTTCTATTCTTCTAAAAGAAAAAACAACAGCACCACCACGATAGTCCATACGAGTTATTCTATTTTCTTGAAATATTAATCCGTATTGTCCACCAGTTATACCTGTAATAACACCGCCCTCTGGTAAATCTTCTATATCAGCTAAATTTATTCCTGCTGTCCAAGAAGTAACATCATTCACAGCTGACCATTGTACTCTGTTCTGAAATGTACCTTGATATCCAGTAACAACAAAATTATTTACAACAGCTGCGTGTCTAAAAGATGGGCTGTTAGGTATAGCTGCAAAGTTACTGGATGTACCCATAGTAAATTTTTGTGGAGGTTCATTACCATTAAAAGCAATAACATCCTCACCAAATTTTATAAAATCCCAATAATGATCAATTGTAGTTATAAATGTTTGCCCACCACTAACATCATTAAATACATTAGCTTGTAATCTATATAGTTTGTCTGCTTTACCAGCAAATATATATGATGTACCACCATCATCTTTAAATGCAGCAGCTCCATGAACTCTTGCTGCAATTGCAGATATATTGGGTTGTTGCTCTATCGCTTTCCAAGGTCTATAACTATTTACAGCTGGATATACATTTTTAGCTACTGTTGCTCCAGGATTGAGATGATCAGGTAAATCAGGCAGCCATTCTGCAAAAGGAACTTGCATTAGTTTATATTATCTAAATTGTTAAGATTAATATCTGTTCTTTGTACTAATGGTGTAGCATTATAAGATTCTTTTTCATCTTGGGCATTAATTAAATTAATACCATTTACAAACTGTTCTTTCCATTGTGCTACAACTCCTGGTTCAATACCTCTAATAAAATTAGATGCGTGGTACAATGCTCCATACAAAAGAATATTTGGATGATTAGCTAATATATAATTACTAGTGTTGCTGTTAGATAGTGCGTCAAATCCCTTATAGTATGTTATTGTAGCTGTATGTGTTCCTGATGGTATTGGACTAAATCTAAAATTAGATCCTTCAATACTATAGGCTCTAGGAACACCAGTTGTACTAGACCCCTGTGTTTGATGTTGTTGATATGGAGTTATAAACTGTAACGGTTGTTTTTTAGTACCATTAATAAAAAAACTTCTAACTCCTAAAAATCCTGTTGGTAGAGCTTCTGTTTCTGCATCAATAGTAAAACTAATTGTAGTTTCCATAGGTCTAATTCTAAGCTCTCTGTTTATCTCAGATTCAGCTAATGCTATAAAATCTATAATCTCTGTACCTAAATCTGATCTAGCTAAAAAGTTAGCAATAGATGCTTGTAATCCTGAATAAGTATTTAGTGCCATTATAATCCTTTACTTCCTACTTTAAAATTTTGGAACTCATTACTATTAATCATAGATTTAATGATCTCCATTTGTTGGTCCTTGTGTAATTTGTACCAATTGCTATGTCCGTGTCTTTTCTTAGTTTGTATTTGCAAAGCAATCAGTGGTATCTGTGCTATTCGCTGAAAGTCTCCTCTTTGAGCTTCTGGAACATGATTCCTAAATATTTTATTTTGCTCCATTACTGGAGTAGTATCTTGTACTTTTTGTACAACAATTTTACGTTCTGCTCTATCAAGAGTAATCTTATCTTCTATTGGCATCTATGCAGCCTTTCTTTTTAAATAATTATGAAGTCTCATATATTCTTCTAAAAAGTCATTCCAAAACTTAGGCGGTTTATCTAAGTTCAATAACTCCCTTACTTCTTGTGTTGTTTTATCCAGGTGTTGTTTCCAATCTACAGTCATAAACCATTCTGATTGTTTACCTCTCTTGTATCCTTCGTAACAAATGCGTGGGTATCTAATGGCATTCATAAAGCCATGTTTCATGCTTACAAACCAGCCAGCTAGAATAAACAAAATAAAACTTGGTCTCTTTTCTTGAGCTAATGTAAACGACAGCACCGCCACTTCTGCAAGTGGTGTTGTGTTATATCCATTTATAAAATGAATAATGTCGTGGTTCATCCAGAATAAATCTGTAAATCTTTTGCTCTTTGCATCTTTGGTTTTTATTCTTGATGCGTACTCTTTTAATAAGTCTACACTTTGGTCAGACCAAAACTTTTTTAAGTCATATCCAAAAGTCCCTTTTGCAAACTTATGTGTTCTTACATAATCTAATAGGTGCTGCTCTTCTAAATAAAGCTTCATAGATATAGGTTGCTTATCAAATTTTTTTATGTTTTGTTTGTCTGACTTGTAATCTAATTCTTTTATTATTTTAAATAGTGCATCTAAACTAGGGTTAGTTGCTACATCACTACTTTTTAAGTAGTAAAATAATAACTTTATATATTTCATTTATAAAATTTAATAATTTTTTGTGGTGATGAACTTGTGTTTTTATACTTAGCTGTATCAGCTGTTAGCATAACACCTTTTATTCTTTCAAATGCAGTAGTGTCATTTACTAATACATCATTGGTGTTTATAACATAACAATCAGTTCCTGATTTATTAACTGTAATTTCTTGATCAGGCAGCAGATCTATTTGTTCTACTTGCCAATCAGCAACATTGTTTTTTCTCATTACACATATGAGTTCAACATCATCTGATAAAAATTCAATACCAGCAAAATGACTGTCAATATCATATATGCAATGCATTTCAGACCATTCTGTGACATGGGGTGAATACTCTATATCTATAGTAAATTGTTTTCCCTCTAAGTCATAACTAATGTCAAACATTGGAGCAACAGGCAGACTCTCATGGTA